CCTGCATTAACTCCGTTAAAACTTTCTTACTTTCTAGCGCTTGAGAGTTTGCCCTTTCTAAAGATAACCCGCTTTCAATTAACATCACCATTTTAGCTGTAATTTGGTGCGCGTACTTAGCGCCTCTTTCGCAGTTTAATTCGTATTTACCCTGTAAAAAAACAGTCATATACTCAGGCTCAAAACCGTAAGGCGTTAAGCTTTGGTAAAAATTTCCTATTTCTGCCTCTTGCTCCTTTAAAATTTGACCTTGTATAGTTATTTTACCAGCGCTTGTTACTATAGAGTTAACAGCATAGTTTTTATACAACCACCAATTAAAATATTTACCGTCTATTTCGGGCCTTTGATTAATTATCATTTTTCAAAACTCTAATTTTAACGCACCGGTTTTCTGTAAATTGTTCGCATACTTTAGGGCGTTTTTCATATATTGAACAAAGCATAGTTTTTTCATCTAATAAAACGCAGTTACCAGATTGGCCCTTTTTTAATTTAGCGAAACTTTCTCCGGCTTCATTATCAATAAATGCTACGAACCTTTCGCGCCTTTCGGCCGATAAACAATGGTATTTACTATTTTTTAAAACCTGTTCGCTTTTTTTTAAAAATTTAGATTGTAAAATAATATCATATTTTTCATATTCGCGCTTGCTTACCTCTACGTCGAAAGTAGAACAGCAAGCGCTATTTAAACACGATAAGCAATTAGACAAAAGTCGCACCCTGGGCGCGCCTCAACTCTATATCTGTATTATCGCCGCGCGTGTCTAATTGAAACTTTATAATATCGCCACTTTGTAAATTATCTAGTACAAAAAACCCCTGTAATGTCTGGTCCTGGTTTTTTTGTTGCCGGTCCCGTACTACCTGAAATTCGAAAGTATACGTTGTCCCCGCTAGTATTGTAACAGTGCTACCGTCCGCAAGTGTGACCGTTCTATTATTTATAGGCTGTAAAGCTATATATAAGTCGGCTTCTTCGTTTTGGTCGTGGTTCAAGTTCAATATGCAATTAAAATCATAATCGCCCGGCCTAACTATGGTTAAAAGTAGGCCTGGTATATCTGTCGGGGTATTAGAACTAAAGTTATTAAGCGTAGCAGGATCGAAAGCCCTAACTTTAAACTGTTTTAGCTGGTTTTCTAAATTACCGTCAAAAGGATTAAATTTTAAAACCATGTTAAGCCCTTGTTATATTTGAAATATTACCCGATGTATCGTAAGTAATTGTTACAACTCCTACTACGACCGTCGCAAGCTTATACGTCGCTGTTTCTATTTCACCTAATTCCGCACCCGTTACCACATAGGTAAGGTCTACTTCGTCGAAGTTAAAATTAATGAATGATCCGGCCGACCTTTCTTTAATTTCAGAAGCACTCGACGCAGTGGAAACCGTTGCGGTTTGTATAGAAGCCAATTCAGTTACAGCCGCGGCCGTATTGTTATTACCTACCGATAAAAGGGCTTCTATTTCGTCTTCTGGCTCTACCTCCACACCTTGCACGGTGTAAGGTAGCCCTGTTGCGGTCTGTGGGGTAGATGCGATAATATTACCTTCGTCGTCGTATACATTGACACGGTAAAAATTGACAATTAACGAACTGTCTCCGTTAACGTCGTCGCCGCGTTTAATGACTTGTAAATTATTATCTTTAACCGGTTCTAAATCGCCGGTAGGCGTTACCACGTTTCCGCCTGGCTGGTCGTAGTAAGTATAGGTAACATTACCCTGCGAATCGGTCGCAGTTTCTAACCAGTACACATTTCCCGCGCTATCCTGTACCCAAGCACCCTGTAAGGTGTTAACGTAGCCGCTACCGCCGCCGCCCGCAGGTTGTGATGGTGCGAATAAAAAAGCCTGTCTCATTGTGCTAAGTTATCCGAAGTTACAACGACTTTAAAAACTTCGTCGTTAGGGTCCGATTTTATGTAAACACCGTGCGCGCCTCCGTAACTAAACGTACGGCACTCTAATTCTGTTAACACGTGGTAGGCTTCTTCTGTCGGTGATGGTTGTATCTGCGAAGTAGTCACGTATAAACGCTTACAGTTTCTTCTAAGCTCAACCAGGGCCGCGCCTTGCGCGACTTTAACCCATGCGTTAGGGTTTGATTCGTAAACGCCTGTAGCCATAGCTAGACCTACATTATTTTTATAAAAAAGGCGGCGTAATTTAGCGCCGCCTTTAATTTTTACAAGATTTTAAAAATTAAGCGTCTGGGGTTACGTCAATTTTTACAGTAGCGTCGATTCGAGACGGTATAACAATACCTGCAGATTGCGAAAGTACACACATGCCGCTAGGGTCAAATTCCGGCTTCATTTTTGTAAAAATTTCCGCAGGCTCTAAGCTGTCTAAATCTTGAATCGCGCCGAAAGCGCGGTAGCCGTCTAAACCTCTTTCGCCGTTCGCAACTAAAATTACAGTATAGTCGTCTAAGAACTCGATAAGCTGGTCGCTGTCTTCTTCTTCGTACGTATCAGCGTAAACCCACACGTTAATGTTGCCGTACATGCCCTTATAGTAAGACTTTGCGCCAACTTCGGGGGCTATGTTCAGGTCTGTTAAACCGCCGTTACGAATTTCTAAAAGCTCCTTAACGCTATCGTTCTTTCTGAATAACTGCCACGCTTTCGGGTCCATTACCATATCAGTAACACCGGCACCGACGGCCGATAAAATTCTACCCGCTTCGTCTTCTAATTCCTCAGCTATATCCGTTGTCACGTCGCCCCAGTCGTAACCGTCAGCAACCGCGTTACGGTCGTGTTCTGCGTTTCTGCCGTAGTCAATTTCTTGCTCTGGCACGTCTTCGCCTGAAACTGTAAATTTACCGTCAGATAAAACTTTAGCAGCTTGCCATTCCATACGCGTATCAATTTGCGTAGCGTGATCTGCTAAAACTTCCGCTAATGCAATGTCATTACGTTCCGACTGGGTTAACTCGCCGCCGATAGCTTCGCCTGCAGCACGTCTTACCGATTTACAAGGTTTTACCATGTCTTTAGGCTTTACGTAAGGAGGCTTAAAACTTTTAGTCGTAGTGCCTTGTTGCGTGTTAGGTTTACCCTGCGTGCAAGGTGAAACGAAAGGCGCAAGTTTACGCTTGCTTTTCTTAATGTCAAAAGTTATATATTCGTCGTCGAATAATACCGTGTCAGGGAAAAAAGCATTAAGTAAAAATTGCGAATTAGGTTGCGCTATGCGTACCATAGGGCGTAATTCATGCGTGCTGTAAATGTCCATAGGTTAAACCTTCTTTTTAATCTAATCGTTAATTTTAATTATGAGAATTTTCTCAATTTTACGCCGCGTTCACTTAATACGATTTTCACAGTGTCTAAGTCTGTAAAACCTGTAACTAAGTCTTCGTTATATTCGCCGGAAATGTAAACCGCCATGCTGTCGGGGTCTGCTAAAGTCACAGTGAAAGGCATAATTGCAAAAGCGTTCGCGTCTGTTAAGCCCGCGTCTGTAGCTAAGTTACTTAAAGTAGAACCAGTGCCAGTTTTAAATAAAACTTCGCCACGTGCGTAAGTTCCCGCCTGTAAAATAAAAGGTTGTGTAGATAAACAACAACCGCAGCCTAATAGATTGTCTTCGTCATATTGGTTATTTTCTACGCCTGGTAGGCAACAATTGTCCGACATTTTTAAACCCTCTGTTTAATATAGTCTTTATTTAAGATAGCAAAAAATTATTTTACTTTTTTGCCGATATTTTTAGCGAAGTTTTCGACCTTGTTTAATTCTAAGTTTTCTTCTTCTACAATGTCTACGATTCCTTCGGCGTCGTCTCTTAGGTCTTCGACATTAAGCCCAGGTTTAACAATAGGGGCCGCCTTTAATGCTGCTTCAATTTCTTCCACTGTCACGGATTCATTAGAAAGTAAAGTAGCTGCTAATTCTTCGCGGCCAATATAACTTTCTAACGATTTAACAGCGGTTATACGATTGTTAACTTCTGTAATTGCTTCTTTTCGCGCATTTTTTACGGCTTCGGCTACGGCTTGGTCGTGTTGCTCTTGCGTGTAATCCACTTTGTTAACCTCTTGAATTGGTTTTTCATCATTAATATTTTGTACATTAACATCGTATTCCACATTTTGCAAATTATTTAACGAATTTAAAACATTTTCTGGTATTTTTTCAAACGCTGAAAGGTCCACTTTAGCATTTACCGCCGGTACGTCTATTTCTTCCGTAGAAAAACCCATCTCTACAGCGTCTTTAGACATAAACCAATTGTCGCCGCTAGCTATAAGTTCTTCGGCCTTTTCACGCTCAAGGCCGCCCGAAACATAGGCGTTAATTAAAACTTCGTTAAAATGCTGTAATAATTCCGCGTGCTCTTGTATTTGGTCACTGTTGCCATAAAACGGTGCCATTGGTTTGTGTGTCATAAAAGACGAAAAGCTACTAGCCTTTCGGTCTTCGCCTGCCATATAGATAACCGTAGCGATAGAAGCCGCTACACTATCGTTTATTGTAGTTACCTTGCCTGGGTAATCCTTTAACATACTGTAAATTGCTAAACCGTCGGAAACTAAACCGCCGTTACTACTAATTCTAACGGTTAAAGGTTGGCCGTTCAAAGTTTGCAAAGCGTTTGCAATGTCCTGGGCTTCTACGCCGTAAAAACCAATGTCATCATATAAATATAAAGTAGCTTCACCTACTGCATTTTTTACTAAGTTCAAGCTTTGATTTTTAACGATTGTTTCGTTATCGTTTTTTGTTTTGCTGTTAAACAGATTAAAAATTTTATTCACTTTCCCGCCCCTCCGGCACTGGTTCGCTTATAGAAACTGTAGGGTTAGTTAAACCCAGTTCTTGTATTTTGTCTTTTTCGTAGGCGGCTTCTTCTAATAATTCGTCAAAATCTTTACCGTTTTCGGCGGCTTCGTCTTCGTGGGTAGTTCGAAGTATTCCTAGATTTTTTTCGCTTGCTTGCGCCTGTTTTAACGGGTCAATTTCACCCTTGCCCGGCGCTATCCAACTACAACCGGTCCAAGCTGCGGGCATTTCTGAAAAGCGCGGCACCTGGTTGTCAGGGTAACCGCTAACTAATTCTAAATCTTCTTCTAAAAAAAGCGCGTAAATTTCACTTGCTAACTTAGCGGGGAACTGTTCCCGCATAACTTGAAAGCGTTTGAATGCTTCAATCATCGCCGTCCGCGCGCTTGAATAAGTAGTACGGCTATAATCCTTACTGACTTGCTCGTAACTGGTACCGGCGCCCGCTGCGGTTTCTCTTATGTTTGCGTCTGTAAACTGGCTGTACGCAGTGTTAGGGCTATCGCTTTTTATAATATCTAAACTTTCACCCGTAGCTAAATGCGCTATTTTGGAACCGTTAACCGAAAGGCCGCCGCTACTGTCTTTAAAATCTGCTAAACCTTCCATGTAACATTCGTAAGGCGTCGCGCTGTCGTCCATTTCAGCCCCTAAAGCATGAAAGGCATCAATACTAGGCATGTCCGAAGAAATTACAGCCGCGAACATTGCCTGCGCTATAGCGCGTTCGCTTTCCGTTATCTTGTAGTTATCCAGTAGTTTAAATTGTTGAATAATTGGAGCAACAACACCGCGCCCGCGTTTTTGGCCGGGCCTTTCCTTATCGAAAATGTGTACAACTTGCTTGCGCCCTGCAGAATTAAGCCTAGACATATATCTCCATGTTTTACGGCCCGTATCGCTGGGGTGTTTGTCGCAAATGTAATAACCTACAGGTCGCCCGCGTCTATCGTGTCTTATTCCTGAAATTACATTAGGGTCGTTTTTCCTATTGTCCGGCGTGCTAAGTCTTTCGGGTTCGATTAATTGAAGTTTTAACCTATATTGACTTTCGCCGGCGACATAACGAATTATACCTAATATCTCACCGTCTAAAACTGCAGTATATAAACCCTGTCTTAATAGTTCTGTTAAAGTGTTTTGCCTATAAAAATCGGGGTAAAAATAAGTAGAATTAGCCCAGGAATTAAAGCGCGCTTTAATACTCTTTCTAACTTCTTTAGACCAATCGAAAGTTTTACCTAATAAAACATAGTTAGGTTTCGGTGATAATTTGAAAAAATGACCAATTACATTATCTAAATACGCGTAAACTATACTTTGCGCGTAACCGTTGTTTCTAACCAGGTCGCGGGCGCGCGCTGTCATTTTATCCCTGTAGGGGTTAATGTCTTGGTCCGCAGGCTTTAACCTGGGGCGCCAGTCCTTCATAGTTCGCTCGTGGCTGTCGCCGCCTCTAAAATAATTAGAAACTGGTTTTTTATCTTCTGAAATTCTAGCTTTTTTGTTTTTGTATGTAATTAGTGGTTTTTTAACAGCAACCATGACGTCCCCCGAATAAGCGCAACGGTTTCCTGCGTCCGTTTTCAGAACACCCGCACTTAGTTTCTAAACGCATTATTTCGTTTTTCAATTCCGCAAGTATTGCCGGTGTTGCGCTTTGGTATGTTATAGTCCGTTCGCGATAACGTACGGACGTTTCGCGGTCGCCTGCTAAAAAAGCATAATAAGCCGCTTTTAGCTTCGGTAATAATTCCGTGCATTCTGTAGGGTCGCAAGCCATTTTTTTAAATCGCCTAATTTAACTTTTCACATTGTCGCATTAATTTAAGCTTTTCGCAATTTCTTTCATGTTTTTGCGCTTTCGCTTGTTTTTAGCTTCTACCGCCTTTTCTTCGCCGTCTTCGCTAATTACACTAACGTAGGGGTTTTCGCTATAATGCCTAGCGAACGCCGGCGGGCTATCCCAGTCTATGCGTTCACAATTTAGGATTAAATAGCCCGCCTTCGTATAACATATCAAGTCGAAAGCTTCGTTACGCGCTTTACTTTGTTTTTTCCAGCCCGCCGGCGTTCGCGTTTCTGCGGTTAACTCATTGTAAAACCAAGTAGGTAACCACGCGGGGAAATGTACGAAACCGCTACCCGGTTCTGGTCTGTCTAAATCATTCTTAACCATGTCTTTAATCATGTTAGAATTTAAAATATATACAGGTATTTCCCCGCGTGCAGTTGCTTTACGGTCTTTACGTTGGCTATCGGGGTATGACTTTTTAACCCTGGGCGCGTCCATTCGCGAACCACCTTTAACAAGGTAAAAATTTCTATGTTTACCCCTTTTACGCAGGCTTCTATAAAATCCGTAGGCTTTTTCGGTAACAGTTTCGCCTTTATCGGCGTTTTTCGCATGGCCGCCACTATCGCACAATGTTGACCTGCATTTCATCAAATAGGCCGGGTTTTCTGCTACAGGGTAACTTTTACCGATTATAGACTTTTCTAATATTTGCCAGTCTTCGGAATATGTCGCCGGCGCTATCGGCAACGCTTCACCGTCTTCACCTAGCCGGGCGCTTTTACGAATGCTATAACGGTCAATAATCCATTGTTCCCCGTGCTTACCGTAGCCGCTAACTTGAATGACGAAACGATTTGCTTGGACGTCTACCGACATTATTAAGAATAAGCAACCTACAGGCACCATTTTTTCGGGTAATTCTTCGGCGCGGTCTTGAAATTCCTCAGGTATTAATTCCTGCTTGCTATTCTGCAACGTGTAAATTTCGCCGCGGTTAATATTGGCTACTGTCTTTAGTTGGGTTTCGTCGCCGGTTTCTTCGTATGTCTTCAATGCTTTCAAATAGTCGCTGGTTTGACTTGACCAAGTTTGAAAAGCTGCCATTACACCACGAAACCAGTAACTTGCGGTATCGCTGTATATTTCTTCGCCTATAATTTGCCCGTCTTTAACTTTTTGCCCGTCGCTTAACCACTTGCCGCGCATATTCATTTCTTGTTTGTCGCTATGCAAGTGTTGATTTTGGCAATGCGGGCATTCTAATACAGCGCTTTCGGCCGCTTCTAAAATGCTTTCGCTTTCTACCCACTTCAATAACTCGAAGTCTGGTATAAAATATTCGCTGCATTCTAAGCACGGTACGTACCACAGCTTGCGCGTGCCTTGTCGGTATAGGTCCGCTATACCGCCCACTGGGGGGCAGTCGTGGGCTGTCTTCGGTTTAAATTTACGGTCGGTATTATCGCGGTTAGGGCTACTTTCGGCAACTGTCATACCGCGCGACATAAAAGTAACTGTGCGTTTTTTACCTAACTGGAATAAATCGCCGTCTAATCGTTGGTGCATTACAGGGTCGTCGTATTCGGTCATTAATATAAACCGGTATTCTTTACCCCGAAGGCCGCCCACGGTGGGCCACGCTAGCTTAACCCTAGCGCCGTTTCTATAACGCTTGTAATAAACGACGTTGTGCGATTTTGAAGGGCTTAAGTTTTTCGTAACTTCAGGGTTTCCATAGTTGATTTTTTCCAGCCTATCCTTAGCCCAGTCGTTTATAAAACCTTCAGTGGGTCCGAAAATCATAAGGCTAGCGGGGTCGACTGTTGCACCGTAAGTAACTGCGTTATCTATAAGCGCTTGCGTTTTAGTAGAACGCGCGGACCCCATAAAAACCAGGCCGTCGAATTGTCTAGCTGTTAAATTGTCCGCAGGTTCTACCATATAAGGCGCAACATCGTTACTCCATTCTTCACCGTTTATACGCACGTATTTTTCCGCAGCTTGCGAAACTGTCAAGCGTGCAGGCGGTAAAAATGCCTTACTACATTCGCTTAATAATTTACACGGTGCGCCGAAGTCGGTAATCATTTTTCGGCGCCTATTTTTTCACAGTCCGAAGCAAGGCTGGTTAGCTTTTTATCTACGAATTTTTCTACGGTTTTTACTTGTTTCGGCGTTAAATCGGCGTCGCGCTCTAATATGTCGGGTAACATTAAAAGCGCTTCGCGCGCTAGCTCTATTACCCCGTAGAACATTTCTTCAACTTCTTCACGTGGGAAAAGCTGGCCGGCTTTTTCTAGCAATTCGATACGCCGCTGTTCTGATTTATAGTAATTGTCGCGTTCTGCGTAAGATTTGAATTTTAAACCGGTGCCTTCGTCTTCTACTTCGCCGTTATTCTGCCTTTTTAAGTTTTCTATATATTGCTGAATACCCCGGCGTAATTCTATTTTACCGTCTTCTTCACTTCTGCTAATTGTACCTTTTTGCGTAAGCTTCAATACTTGCTGCTGACTTATGCCCAGGTAGCCAGATAAGGCGGCCATTGTGACGCGTTCGCTCATAGTCGGCCGCCCGCTTCTAAAGCTAACGATTTAACTATGTTTGTTTTATTCATTTTAAGCCCTTTAAATTAAATAACAATTAACTTGACATTATCCTATATTACTTTCGTTACCAAAGGTAACACAACCTTTCATTTTATTTCAAAAAATCGCCGTTTTTCGGGGT